TGACGTACTAGCCCGGATATTGCTATGAGTACACTCGCTAATGAGGTCAAGAGGCTATCAGGCATCTACGCATCAATACAACGCGATAAGGACAGGGAACGCGAACTTCAGCTAGCTATGGCCCCCAAGCGTGAGATAGTAGATGCCCCTAGCAGGCATTACCAACCCTATTGGTGCATCTGTTGTGGTCGAGACTACCACGCTACCGGCAATAAGGTAGTGGAGGGGCAAGGGGCCAGCATGAGTGCAGTATACAAGTCACAGTGTCCAGAGGGACATGACAATTACCGCTACATAACAGACGTAGGCAATGACCCATATTTCAATAGAAGTCAAGATGTGGCCAAGGATAGGGCACTACATGCGGATGACATATTAAGCCCCCACGACAGCCGGTTCCAGACAGTCTACCGTCAACAGTGGCTACAGCATGAGGCAAGACGCGAACAATTGCATGGAAAGTGACCCCTATACCACCATGGGCGGGGGGGTAGAATCTAAAGTAGTCCCCCCCTCTAAAAATATTCCCGAAATAAGTTCACCTTTAGGCGAGGTCAAGGCCGAAGACGTGTCAATTCTTTATTGGGTCTTGAAAAATAAAATAAAAAGTGAAAAAGGGGAGGAATTAGACTTCTCTGACCGGCTTTTTTTGTTGGATATTTTAGGCGACTGGTCACAAAAAATAGTTTGGAAAAAATGTTCGCAGGTGGGGGGGAGTGTGGTTTTTAATATTAAGTCGTTTTTTTCTTTGATGAAGATGGGGTGGTCGATTATTTACACGATGCCTACCGAAACGGATGTTCAGGAGTTCGTAAAAACGAAAACCAACCCGTTAATTTTAGAAAATAAGCATTTATTTCCCGGGATTAGTACCGACAGTGTGTTTTTGAAGCAAGTGGGGAAGCGGAACTTGTTTTTTCAGGGGACTGTCTCTAAAAGTGCGGCGATTAGTACCAGTGCGGACGTCACGGTGCATGATGAGATTAGTCGGAGTGACCAGAACAAGATTAAGCAGTATGAATCCCGTACCAAGGCTAGTAAATTCCGGGGAAAGTGGATATTTTCCAACCCGACTACTGAAAAAGATGAACTTGACGTAGTGTGGCGTCAATCGGACATGAAAGAGTGGTTTTGTGTCTGTGATAATGGGCATAGTGAGCTGTTACGGTGGCCAGAGTCTATTGACAAAGTACGGAAGTGTTTTCAATGTGCAGATTGTAAGGTTGAGTTAACAAGGGAGCAACGGCGCACGGGGAGTTGGCAAAAAACGAGGGAAAGTGACGTCAGTGGCTACCATACTAGTCACCTTATGGCCCCGTGGATTACGGCTGAGGAAATCTTGAAAGATGCTGATGGCGACCAAGAGTATTTCTATAACTTTATCCTTGGTGAGCCGTATAACCCCGGGGATTTATCTATTACCCGGTCATTTGTGTTGGACAACTGGACACCCAAAGACCTTGAAACCGGCAATTGGTTCTTGGGAGTGGATGTGGGGAATATTAAACACTATTGTTTGGGGAGTGAGAAAGGGATTGTAAAGGTAGGAAAGTTTACCAAGTGGGAAGACCTTGACGATATGATGGAGCGATACAAACCAACCTTGGTGATTGATGCTATGCCCGACAATACGATGTCGCGCTACTACGTAGAAAGGTATCAAAATGCCTACATGTCGTTCTTTCAAGACAACAATACCAACCCCCAGCAGATAATGTGGTGGGGGGAGAAAGATAAACAGGGGATTGTCTACTCCAACCGCAATCGTATCCTCGACCACCTCATTGACTACATCTTAAAAGCCAATTGTTTGTTTTCAATGCCGTCAGACATGTCGATGCGAGAATATATATCTCACTGGCTGACCATGAGGCGAATTAAGAGTACTAATGCCAAGGGGATTGAATTCTATCAGTGGACAAGTACCAACGATGTTGACCACTTTGCGTTCGCCACCCTTTATTGGTACTTAGCGGTGCAGACCAGAGGACAGGGACATGTCTTTACCGAGAATGAAAAGGTACCGCCCGCAATTGATAATAGTAATCGGTTCGTTTCTTTTGGGTCAATGCTTGACTCGACGGACTTAGAATAAAAAAGTAAATCTTTGACAATTTAAATTTGTGTTATCATTCCTTTATGAATATAGATGATTTATCTGACGAAAATAAAGTCCTACTGGTAAACAACCGTTGGCAGTCGTCGGAAACGGTCTGGGATATTGTAATTAAAACATACAAAGACAATCTCCAAATCTACAAAAACAACCCTGAATACATGCAACCCGGAGTGGCGGTTAGACGAAAATCTAAAGTGAGAGCCAACCGAATATTCCGTAACATGGAAAGTGTTATTAATGCGCTGATTGCCAACCCACCCCAACCAAACTTTATTCCGACCCGCGATTCTGACGAGGCAAAAGATATGGCTGAAATATTAGAGGGGTATTTCTCTAAACGATACGACGATTTAAACGTCAAAGAACAAATCAGAAAGTCCTTGCGGAACCTTTATTTTGGGCGGTTGTTAGTGTTAAAACCATTTTGGAATACGCTCATAAATGACTTTGACGTCCGGTCAATCGACCCTCGAAATATTCGAGTATCAAGTTCTAGTACCAAAGAATCTGAATCTGAATTTGTGATTGAAGAAGTGCCTGACACCATCATGGCCATCATGGAACGCTTCCCTGAAAAGGCTGATGACATTCTAAAATTAAATGGTTTCGATACTGAGGAAGCGGCGTTTTTATCTAACCTCACTATAAAATATAAAGAAGCATGGATTGGCGAGCACGTTATGTTCACCTACAACACCATCCTCCTTGGTTCAATTAAGAATCCTTATTGGGATTGGGATGGATTAAAAGTAACCGATGAGGAAGAAGCCCAACTCAAAGAAGCTGAGGGTGAGAGTCGGCGGTTACTCATGGGGTCTATCCGAGAACAACAATCAATGCGTGCTCCGGCTGAAACAGCCGACGGTGAAATTGCTGAGGGTGGAGACAATACTGAACAAACTCAATATCAGTCATATTTATTTAATCACTTTGACTTCCCGCGAAAGCCGTACATCTTCACTACTGTTTTTAATAATGAGAACACCCCGATTGGTCAGACTGACATGATTACCCAAGCTGCCCCTCTCCAAGAGAATGTAGACCGCCGTAAACAAGACATTGATGAAAATGCGTCGTTAGTAAACGGCCAAATTAAAGTTGATTCCAGTGTGATGCCAAAAGCCGATGCGCAAAAACTCCGCTTTGAAGCTCGGGGCATTATTTGGGGTAAAGGGGTTAAAGATGGTGTTACCCGTGAAACAGGCTCTCCTTTACCGCAGTTTGTGTTTGACGATATGGTTGATTCTCGGGGTGAAATAGATAATATTATGGCGGCTTCATCAGCGTTTCGAGGTGAACGTGAGGGTCAAGAAACCAAAGCCGGACGACTCGCGCTTATTGACCAAAGTTATTTGGCCCTAAATGAGTTGGTGCAAGTAGTGGACTACGTATCCTACGAATTATTTAATTGGTTTTATCAATTGGCAAAAGTTAAATACACCGAAAATCATACCGCTAAATTACTGGGTACTGATAAATCAGTGCAGCTCATCATGCTCATGCAAGATGATTTCCAAGAGGGAACCGAGGTAAAAGTAATCGCTGGTAAGACACTTCCGCAAGACCGTCAGTTTAAGTATGACCAAGCGCAAGTTGATGCCGAGAAAGGATTTATTTCTCCGGTTGATTATTTGGAAATTGCTGGTTATGACAATCCTACTGAAAAGGCTAAAGCGGCCCAAGCCTTTATGTTAAATGCACCAATGGCTGCCGGATTAACCCCAGAGGAAATAGCAGAAATGGCTCCACCTGAAAAGAATGAAAACCCACCGTCAGCCAGTATCTCATTTAAAGACCTCCCCCCTGATGGTAAAGTACAGTTGGCCCAGCAAGCGGGGATTGAATTGAATCCGATGTTGTTAGTGGCAATGCAAATAAACGAAGAAAGGCAAGCCCAAGAAAAAGACAACCAAGCTGCCGAGAGAACAAACTCGAAGAGTAGCACTTCTTCACCTTAGGAGAATGTGTGGTATATTAAAAATAACAGTATGACCAAGTAACTATAATCAGCTTCGGCCAAGATTATAGAAGCAGTCGAAAAAAAATATATGAACCCAGAAATAACTCCCAGTGCTGACCCAGAAATTGTAGAAGCACCAAGTGAGTATTTGGAAGAAGAACCACTCGAAGCAGACGAACCAGTAGCACCGACGGAAACCTTGTACGACCTCCCTGATGGCCGAAAAGTTAATGCCGAACAAGTGCGAGTTGAATACGGTAATTTAATGAAAGACTACACGCAGAAAAGTCAGCGTTTAGCTGAGTACGAACGGGTAGCGAAGCCAACAGAAGTTGAACAAATTCCTGACTGGAAAAAGCCTGATTACGTTCCGAAAAACTATGCGGAATTGATTGAAATTGCAGAAACGAGGGCCATTGAAAGAATCCGTGAAGACAAGGTAAAGCAAGATTCCGTACAACAAGGACATGTTGATGCTATCAACGCTCAACTGGAAGAAATAAAGAAAACTGACCCAAAGTTAGATGAAAATGCTTTATTTATACATGCCAACAAATACGGATTTCAAGATTTAACCAAAGCTCATATGAATCTTCGGGCAATTGAAGATGCAAAATTGACGATTGAGCAAAGAACGCTACGGAATGTGCAGTCTCGCAAGGATGCTCCAATTGCCGGTAAACCCGGTACTGCCCCAGTATCAAACGCCCCTGTTTATGGTGCGCATAATCAATACGGGTCAGCATTGGAATACTTCCAAGCCCACAAAAGCTAGTTATTAATATTAAGAATTATATGTATGGTTTTTGACGAAGCAGTACAAACAACTACTCGTACCTTTATTCTTCCAACGGTCTTTGACCAAATCTCAAAAGGCTCTCCATCATTGATGAAGACTCTCCGAGTAGCAAAGCCGTGGAAGACTGGTACGAAGTACGAGTTCCCGATTAAAGTGAGTGATACGACCAACGGTGGTTGGACAGGAGTAGCTAATCAGCTTGATACTGACCGACAGAATGTTCGAGTAACCGCTTCTTTTGAACCAAAAATGGTTTACAAGCCAGTTGTTGCTTCTGACATCGAACTTACCCTCAACATGGGTGAGGAACGAATTGTTGATTTGATGCAAACTGAGTACGATTCACAGGCTCAATCACTCATTACATTAATGGGTCAAGGTTTGTTTACAGGAACCGGAGTTGGGAATCAACCAGATTCAATCGCCAACTCTGCTGACGATGGAGGTGCTTATGCTACTTACGGTGGTGTATCACGAACATCATACCCATCATGGGCCGGGTATGACCTCCAATCAGTCGGTGCGTTGACACTCGCTAAAATGGCAACATTTTACGATGCAATTGAAATTGGAACTGAGAAGCCAGACTGGATGCCGACAACGAAAGCTCTTTGGAGTGTGTATGAGGCTCTTTTGGTTCCAACTGTTCGTGCGGGATACACTCAGAACGGTTTCCCTCGAATGGATGAGTACGGCATCGTAGCCGGAGCACAAGGGATGTACGGACAGCAAGGATTTGAATGTCTTTGGTTCCGAGGAACTCCAATTATCAAAGACGAACAAGTACCAACTGGTGCCATGTTCGGTTGGAATTCAAAGTACTTCGGTTGGAAAGGAATTGACGTAAAAGCTGCTGGTGTTTCCCAACTTAACTTTAAGAAGTCGAGTGCTGGTGTACCAGAGGGAGTGCCGGGCCGAGTACCATCAACAAAAGGATTTAACTTCCGAGAGATGATGAGTCCGGTAGACCAGTTTGCTCAGGTTGGTTACGTGTTCTACGCTGGGAACTTTATCTCAGAGCAACCACGTTTGACGGGTTCAATGTACGGACTTTCATAGGACGCTTAATAACCTAATGGGGAAAACCCCAGAATGGGGGATGGATGAAAAATTCCTTAACCTGTAAAAACAAATTTATGATTAAAATCAATTTTCAGAGCGTGTTCCAAACTACTACTGCACCAGCCATTGCGCTTGGTACACTAGCAGAGACACCAGACGGACGTATTTGGGAGTATGTATATGCAGTATCGGCTCTTGACAGGGGTAGTGTCGGAGTCCCAACCGCAGTAACCGCCGTTGACCTCGTTAGCTCTGCTGCTGACAGTCTAGGCCGGATTGTGTACATCACAAAAGCTTCTGCTGGCTGGACACCGGGTGCATTTATTGATAGTTGGGTAGTAGTTGATGACGGTACAGGAGTTGGTCAAACGGCACAAATCTACGCTAATACGGCTGATACACTACAGCTTTATCCAGCGTATGCCCTAACGACTGCTCTTGCGGTAGCTGATTCAGACATTACTATTTCTTCACCCGCACGTTTGGTTAAATCAGCGGTTACCTCAAAGAAACAAAATGCACAAGCTGTTGCGCAAATTGCTTTTGCTGCTGGTACGTATGGTTATGCCCTACGAAAAGGAGTTGGAACAGTTCGAGCTGGTGTATCACTTACACCTGTCGGCTCTAGCTTTTCTACCGGCGATGATACGACTGGCCAAGTTATCCTTGGGGTAGCAACCGAGGGGCCTTTCGCTGCTCAGACGCTTGGTATGGTATTGGTTGTGAATGCTGCTGCTGACCAACTTGTGTTGGTTGATATCAGTATCTAATTGATTCTTTCTCTCCCTTGTTGTGGGGGGAGAGGAAAGAGTCCATTAGACTCTACAAAGGAACGATGAAGCCTTTGTTAATAACATAAAACCATATGGATTTTACAAACCCGGCTGGTAATGAGGACATCAACAAAGTTGTCCGATTAACCAACAATACGGACTTCGACTTCACTCCTGAGATGGGAGCAAGGTTTGGCGGTGTGCCATACTTTATTCCCTCAGGAAAGTCCATGCTGGCACCCAAGCCAGTAGCTAAACTTTTAGCAAAGCACCTTGCAAGACAGGTTTATCTTAAAAGAGCACCACTTCGAGATGAATCGGAAATTGATGGTAAAGGAAGCAATCGAGCACTATGGACGGAAGACCAAGCTCTCCGATTGGCTGATACTTTTATTTCAGATGAATACGCAGAAGCACGGGAGGCTCCCAAATCTGAATCAGAGGTGATGAAACAAAAGATTGAAGACTTGAACAAGGAATTTTCTGAGGATTTACCACTCGCTCCGGCAGAACCGGCAATCTACGTGGATAAACAGGAAGTCATTCAAGCTCTCACTGAAAAAGGTATCCGTTTTGACGCCCGAATGAATAAGGCTAATCTTGAAGACCTCTTAAAATAATTTATGGAAAATCTCAACTCTGAAACTTTCAAATCATTAACTGAATTGGCTGAAATACAAAAACAATTGGCAGTTGCTAGAGTTGAATTTGCCGCTCTAAAGAGTACGTTGGTTGATTTTAAAATACAGAGAGAAACCGAAGCTCTTGATTTAGTCAAAGACGTACTTACTACGAGCAAAGCAGCACTAGCCGAAGCGGAAGAAAACCGTGATGCCATTGCTTCTCTGCTGGTAGGGATAAATTCTATTATTCAAGATGTTGATGGACTGCACCAAAATTTAAACAAGGCAATTTCTGACCACGAATCAATCTCAAATGCCACTTCTAAGGTAATCAATGAAAAGACTTTTGAACTAGAACAAAGAACTTATGAACTCAAATTACAGAGAATTCGGATTGCTGAAGATGAGAAAGCCATTGCTGCACAACGCAATAAATTAACCCGTGATAGACTACTTATAGAAGACCGAAATGAAATGTTACGCATTGAATTTAAACGACTTAAAAATATTTAATAACAAATAGTATGGCTGATATAAACACCCTCATAGCTAAAGCAACGGTATCAAGTGCCCCTACAATAGCTTCGGAAGCTCAGGCGTTGGCAGCTAATGTAAATCGCGGTGGTTTTATAATCCAAAATTTAGGAGCCAACCCACTTTTTGTCCGATTTGGAGCCGGTGCCAGCACTACTGAATTTAACTTTGTACTTCGGGCTGGTACCGGAAATGATGACGGCATCGGCGGTATTCTCATTATTAATCAAGGTACGGTATGGATGGGGATAATTACTATCGCCGGCACTACTCCTCGATATGTAGCGACTGAATTAATCGCGTAGATAAAAATCTCGTATCAAACCAGAAAATTAAATCGTGATATAATTTATTTATGGAAAATGCCGCCCAAGATGAAAATCGAGTCTTTTCAAAATTGGCAGTATTAAATACCGATACTGTTCAAGGTACTAATCTTGTTGCTATTAAATGCACAGTGGGCGGAGCCATTTTAGCAACCGACACAGCCACTATAAGTTTTACTATGATTACGGTTGACCCTCACGATGAAAATTGGCAAAAATGTTGGCTCTTTACAGGCTCTGATGGGCTGACGTATCCTGCTGTTGCTACCAGCGCAGGACGTTTATTAATAGATTCATAAAATGTATGTCAACTAATGCACCCCGAGATGACAATCATGTACCAGCCGCTCTTTTTGAGGTGGATGGGCAGCCGGGCAATGTAATGCCGGGGCAGATTAACCAAGTCACGGGGAGAATTTTAGTCAGTGGTATCGGTGGCGGAGGAACTGTCAATACCGTTACGGGCACGACTAATAGAATCGTGGTTGATTCTACTGACCCCGCTAATGTAATTATAAATATTTCTCCTAACTATGTTGGACAGTCAACGATTACTACATTGGGGACAATCGTTACCGGGGTATGGAATGGTACGACTATTTCTTTGTCCAACGGAGGCACCGGGTCGGTTCTAACTGACCCTAACGCAAATGCTGTATTTGTCTGGGATGATACTTTAAATGAAACAAGGCTCGCTTTAATAAGCGGTCTAACTTACGATTCAGCGACAAATACGCTAACCGCAAGCGGGTTGGCAATCGGTAACACGATTACATCGGCAACCGCCGGTTCAGTATTATTTGCAGGAGCAGCGGGCATACTAGCCCAAGACAATGCTAACTTATTTTGGGATGACTCTAATAATAGACTAGGGATAGGGCTGACATCTCCAACCGCTAGAATACACTTACGGGATGGTTTGGCAGGAGCTG